GCATCTCCATATATAGGAGCTGGCGCACATATCGGAGCCATAGCATTTAAAAATATAGATACTGCTGGGAGTCCTCCTCATTACGCAGGAATTAGATGTGAAGCTACAGATACTTCTGGAAATATGGATTTGCGATTCTATACAGGAACCGGAAATCTAGAAGCGAATACGCCTCAGTTCGTAGTGAAAGTAGGCGGAAGTGTAGATCAATATGGAGACCAATACCATTTATACAACAATGCTAATACTTCTAATACTTTTTTCGTTGCACAAAATACTCTTGGCGGAAACGCTGGTATAAAGATGAAAAACACTGATGGAGAGTGGACAATTATTGCTAATGATCGTCTTAGATTTATTGATGATGATTCTACTTCAGAAAGATTAACTATAAAGAATGATGGCAAAGTTGGGATTGGAAATACGGATCCTAGTTCAAATCTACATATAACAAATGCTGCTGGGGCAGCAATCTTAAACCTTGAAGCAACGGCAAATGGCGGTGAAGCGTTATTTAAAGCAATTGGAAAATCAGGCGGTGGAGATTCAAGAACAATTCAATTCAGGTATGACAGTGGTGCTGATGCCGCTCGAATTATAACTGCAGAAACTATACCAATAGAATTATCAACTCAAAATACTGAACGTATAAAAATAGATACTGAAGGATCTGGAGATATTTATTTGGGGGGTGCTTCAACTGCTGATGCTGTAGGTAATAGCAACTCAAAAGGTTTTGTTTACGACAATGATGGGGGAAGCAATCACCCATATATTTGTATTCAACACGCTACTTTAACTGGTGGAGCTGCCTCATATGTTGCGTTTCAATCTCAGGGTTCAAACAGAGGACATATATTTGAACAAAATAGTGGTACTGAAGTTGGTTATGGCTCAAATTCTGATTACAGATTAAAACAAGATGAGGTTTTAATATCTGATGGAATTTTAAAAGTAAAACAATTAAAACCTTATTATTACAAATGGAAGCAAAACCTAGAACAAGGTTATTGTCAGGGATTCTTTGCTCACGAGGTAGGAGATATTGTTAAAGGTGCTACTACTGGAACTAAAGATGAAGTTGTAACACAAGCAGGAATTGACGATAAAACATATAAAGGTAGTTATACGGTAGGTGATCCAGTTTATCAGAATATGGATTATGGGCGTTTAACACCTTTGCTAACAGCAGCATTGAAAGAAGCAATAACAAAAATAGAAACCTTAGAAGCAAAAGTAGCCGCCTTAGAAGCGGCGTAAACCGTATTGGCAATGTTTGTTAAACATGTAGACTTTAAAAGATCTAACTTTTTTTTATGTCAACACTTATAGAACGTAGAAACGAACGCAAAGCAGAAGCAGAAGCTTTAGCTAAAAAAAGCAACGAATTAAGCGCACAAATAGAAAAGCTCTCAAAAGAAAGAGATGCTATCACTGGTGATTTTTATATGAAAAATGCACAATATGCAGAATTAGAAGATCAGGTAAAAGAAGAAACTCCTGAGTGTTCTGTCGATACCCCTGCCGAGGGCTAAACTAATCACATTGATTGTTTAACACAATGGCAGCAACAACAACTTGGGCTCTAGCAAATGTGGAGTATGACATTAGTGACGACTTTTGTCATACGGCCCATTGGACTGTCCTTAGGACTGATGGAGATTATTCGGCTTCTTCTTACGGAGCAACTCGACTTACAAAACCTGACACTTTAACTACTAGAACAGAGTTGAAAACAGCAGATATTATTGCTGATGTCAAAGCTATTTTTGGTGCCGATGAGGTAAAGAAGATCGAAGACAGTTTGATACTTCAAATTAGTGAAAAGAAAACCCCAACCCAAGGTTCTTTTGTTCCTGCCTCTTGACTGTTTTAAGAAATCCATTTCCTCCTCAAATTGTGGAGGAAATTAATTTAATAGTTCAGCCAGCTATTAGGCAGATAAAAAATAATATTAATGTTCATTATGTAAATAATGCTGCAACTTTTATTAGTGAAGAAGCATTAAAGAGAAAGAAAAAATTACATGAATCATTGATTGATACGGCTGGGGAAGAAACTAATATGAGAAATTTTGATAGGTTTTTATTGGATATAAAATCAAATGCAGAAAGCAATTTATTTAAAGTATTAGCAAAAATTTATGATGTTGATAATATTTTCATGAGTGGTTCTTTTTATTATCCTGATACTGGATATATGGGCTGGCATACAAATCACTCAGACCCATCGACAGTTGTATATATTGTTTATGCTGATCAGGATCAAAAATCTTTTTTTAGATATGAGGATGAAAAAGGAAAAATAATTACCGATTATGATGATAAAGGGTTAACAATTAGGCAGTTTGAATTGAAAGGAACTAAGCCTTATTTTTGGCACTGTGTAGGCTCTACATGTAACCGTTTTAGCTTTGGTTTTAGGATTAGAAGGAATTAAGCAGCAAAGGCTTTTACTTTGCAAGCATATTTTGAATCTCCTGAATATTTAGGATCTATTGATTGGATTCTCCATCTTTTACTGTCATAAGAAATAAAGTCGTTTGTTGTTGGATAAATATCTCCTATCCCTTGCAGATCAATCCATACATCAATACTTTCATTACCTCCTAGTTCTCCAGTCTCTTCATTATTAGCTGATTTAATTAAAGCTCCAGCTCCTGTATAAGTTGTTTCTGAATCAGTGGTTAATCCTGTTGTGGTGTTGTAGGTAGTAGCAACCCTTATATAAGAAAGGCTTGGAACCCTAAAGGAATCTACTAATGATTTTGCAAGAGGTCTTGCCCAAATATCTTGTGGAGCTGCCATTAGCTTCTAACCCTCAAAAGAACTTTACTTGCTCCAAAGGAACCAATTAACCAACAATTTAATACATCTACTAACCAGGGAAACTTTTGTAAAACAATTGGAGCTGAGGCATCAACTTTGATTGAGGCTCCTTCTTTTACATCATAAAATTCTTGTCTTAATTCTCCAAGCTGTTGAGTCTTTAAACTTCCTTTTGTGTCATTATTTGCACCTCCTCCAAGAAGAGCTGTTGAATCTTTATGCAGCTCCAGGGCAAGTTGTGAGCAAGCAATACGAACTGGAAGAGGGATTGCGTCAGCAGTAGTTTTTACACCTTTGCAACTAGCGTTTATTCTTGGCCATTGCAAACGTTGTTCAACTGTTGAATCATCTGTTGCTGGTGTGCATCTATCTCCTAGATAGCTAAGAACTTCTAAGCTTTGGGTTGCCACCATCAAGGCGGTTTGTTTTTGAGCCGTTGTTAATGCAGTCCATTCAGTGTTTTGGAGACTGTTCCCAAAAATAGTATCTGCTGTTGAAACTGGAATATAAGATGTTGAATCTTTTCCTCCCAGCGTTGAATCAAATGTCATAGGAATAAAGAAGTTTCCAGCCCATTAAATTTAATTGTAACTGTTTTAATTGCGCCTCTCTAGGGGGAAGGTTAATTACTTTAGACCTTGAATTTTTTTTAACAGGTTCTCCCTTATAAAACATCATTCTTTTAAGTCCACACATGACTTTTTTGGTAATGATTGGAAATGAAAAAGGGGGCTATTAAACCCCCTCTATCCATCTCTTTCTTTCCTTATTTAGCCTAGCGAGGCTTAAGCGACAGTGCCACCAAAAGGAGAGTTTACAATCAATTCCACTAGAGGAATCAATTTAGCTTCTGAGTAAGCTTTGCTCCAGTTTGCAGCGGTTGCAAGCTGGGCATTTGATGGATCATCAAAACTAGCTCCCCAAGAAGTTCCAAGAACGTGCATGGCGTTGTTATAAGTAACAGCCATATTGTTTTGGAGTGACTGGATGTTTCTCTCTGTCTCGATGAGAAGAGGGAATTGAGAACCAGTTTTAATTAGGCCTGTACCTGTTAAGTAGCAAGGGAAAAATTCATGTTCTCCAGATGCTCCACGTACTGGCATTTGGCCATCAACAACAACATTCAAACCAGCGAAACGGCCAACTTGAGTATTGTCAACGCCAACGCCTCCTCCCCCCCAAGTTACAGCGCCAGACGCTGCAAGAGTTGAAGTTGAGAATGTGAGCATACCTACTTGCTCCATGTATGCAGCAACTTTTGGATGCACAACAAGAGTTGTAAGATCGCTTGCTCTTTCGCCTAACTTGTACTTTGCTTCTGTAATGTTGGCCGCTGTCAAGTAATGAGCTTCTGTCTTAGTTGTACCAGCGTTAGAGATAGACTTATCTAAAACATTGGTTGCAGCTAGTGGGCCAGAAGGTCCGATGATTCCAGTTAACATTGAAGTTAACTTTGCTGTCATCTTGACGTTAATTGCATCCGCTAATTGTGAACGGATGTTCCCAAGTGCATCTTCTCCAGTTTGATAACTAGAAAGGTCATCGGCTGCATAGCTGAATCCCCTTGTGGTGATTGTGCAGTATTGGGTTGAAGCTGTTGTCTTTTGTGTTGTGTAGTAACCAGCGGAGTTAGTTCCCCAAGTCGCTGAACTTTTAACAACTTCTTCTGTTGGGTTTAGAGGTGCAAAGAAAGGAAGTTCAACCCTTGTACCTGTAATTCCATTTAGTCTTGCATCTGTTTGAAGAATGCCTGACTGAACAAAAGCAGACTTTTGAAAAATCTCTTCTGTTAGATACTTTGCAAACGGTGCTGATGTAGCTAACCGAGTTGCTGAGTCTATGTCACTTGTGAAAGTGTTGGCATTTGGGGAGGTTCCCCAGTTGCCATTAAAAACTCCCATTTTTAATGATTAAGAATTTACTGTTTTGTTGTCGCTGCTTGTGCTTTAAATCGGGCGGCCAATTCGGGGTTCTCAGCTTCCAATTTCACAACAGCGGAAAAATTTCCAGAGGTGTAAGGATTTTCCTGACCACCAATAGAACTTGGAGTAGATCCAACAGCACCCATACCTTTCGCACCTGAGGAGGCAAACATATATGCAAATTGACTATCAGGAGACTTCAGTCCATCAACAAAACTATTCAACGGTTGTTCAACGCCCCCATTGACAACCATCAAATCATTTCCGTTCATGCGTAGTCTGTCCTGATGCAAAGCGTACATATGTTCAGGTTGTTGAACGCCTGCTTGTGAGAAAGCGTTTACAGCCTGTGCTTTTATCGTTTGCTGTTGAGTAGCTGTTCTTTCTGAGTCGAGTTGTTGCTCTAGTTCAGAAATACGCTTGTCTTTTTCAGCAACGGTTCCTTGTGCTTCCTTCCATAAAGATTCAAACTCTCCTTGCTTTTCAAGCTTGGATTGTTTTTGCTTTGATTGAAGGTTTTCCAGATCCCTAATCTGTTTCTGCAAATCGTCAAACTTGGAACTAACTTTCTGTTTTTCAACTATCAATTCAGCATTTTTTGCTTCAAGTAGTCGAATACGATCATTAGCGCTTTTATCCTCCGCAGGAGGTTGAGGACTTTCACCCGCAGGGTTCACCTCAGCGTTTTCAGACATGGAGTAATGGTTAAAGTTGAAGCTCCGCAGGAGCTGACTTAATTATATAGATATTCTGCCTAAGGAATAGTATTTAATTTTTGCTAATGATATAATGAAAAGATGCAAACAATAACTGCTGATACTGATTGGGGGCAACTTGTCTTTAAATATGAGAATTTTAAGTTCTCTGTAAGTGGTCGTGCGATTGCTGTTAAAGATTGGAAGAGGATAAAAAGAGAGGGTATTTTTAATGCTTGGGGATTCTCTGTTGATTCTAAAGATTGTCTTATTTCAGATTTAGCAAATGCTTTAATTGATAAATATGGCAGGGATTCTTTGACTTGGAATAAAACAGTAGAAGAGCAAATCAAGCTTGAATTAAACAGAAAAATACCTGAAGGCGCTATTGCTTAATTTTATTCTAAAGCTAAACCTAATAGAGCTTTAAATAAATCAGGGTGCTTTCTGAAAACTGAGGTCATATGTGCAGGGGTATCAAATTCTTGTGCTAAGACTGTCCATAATTCTGTGGCTCCATGATAATCAGGATATAAAACGCCCATATATCCATTCATGTAATCATTAACCCATCTTGGTAATTCTTTTGCATATCTTGCGCTTTTTTTTATATCCATAGCTTCAAAGGCGGGTTTATCATTTTTAAAATAAGCAGGAGGAACATCGGCTAAATGTGATCCCATCTTTTTAAGTTTATCGACTGAATAAGCTTTTCCTGATAACCATCTTCTGGCTGCATTAAATAATTCTGGCCTTTGCTTTTCTATAGTGTGCATACATTCATGGAACAGGGTTGATTTGTTAGGAGTAGTCCAAACTTGATTATTAAAGTTGTATGCCCTTTTCCCTCTTTTCATAACTGTAATTGTTTTTATTGGGTTAACTCCATCAAAACCTTTACCTTTAAACATATACATAAAATCTTTTAAATAAGTTTTTACATTAGAAATATCTTGCAAGGCTTCTGAATCAGTAATTGTTCTTTTTAAGCCAAAAGAATCTTCATAGGTATAACCTTGTTGAGGAGCATCTATATTTATATTTTCAACAAAATCATCAACATATTTTCTAAATTCTGGTGTTACTCTTCTAACCCCAACTCCAGCTCTAACTTTTCTCATATTTTTATTCATTTTTTCATAAGCTCTATCTTCAATGTCTAGCATTCGATCATATTGTTTATCCAGTTTAGTTTTTTGTTTTTCTAATTTAACTGCATCTCTTGGATCATAATCTGTCTTGTATAATTTCCTTAATTTATTATCTAAAGTTCTTTTCCTTTTGCCTATTTCAGTTCTTGCATTGTCTAACCTCCTATTTATACTTTCATAAACTGCTAATGATTTATGATTCTTTTTTATATATCTATCTCCTGATTCCTTTAGCCTTGTGAATCTTGCCGTGGAAGTTCTCATTGTTGCTTGGATTTTTTCATCTGCCCTAGTTAATAAATCAATATCCTTAAATTTAACTTTTTCAATATCAATTTTTCTTAGAACTGATTTTGGTTTTGGTGCATTAGTTATTAATTTATGAAGTGCTTGAGTAGGAGTTTTTCCTTCTAAAATATATGTTTGAAATTTTTCAGCTCTAATACTTCCAGCGTTACCACCTCCAAAGAATGTTCCTTGTGTTACTCGGTCCGATTGAGCAAGGAAATCTGCATAGCTTGGATTTTCTCCTTTTACATCAAAAGCCTTTCTATAAAATTGTTCCCCTTTGACATTGATTTTTGATTTATATTTTCTTCCTGGTTTTTCTCTTCCTCCAGGTCG